TCTCCCGGGCCGTGATGCCGCGGGCCGATCATGATCCCCTTCGGGGCCAATATGCGAATCCGACGCATCGGAAGATCATCCTATCTACTCAAGCCGTCTGATTCGACACCATATCCTGGATGACAGCGAACGCCTCCGGATGCCTGAATTGCACATCCATATCCTGGAGCGCCACGATCCGGACCGTCCCCGAGGAGCTGCCGGTGTAGGGGTCGACCAGGATGTCGATGCCGCTCCAGTACCCGAGGCAGAGCTGGTTCCAGACGCCGCCGATCACGGCCGAGAGACCGGTCCCGGTCCCCTTGGTCAGGTTGTTCGGGATCTGGTTGGTCAGATGGAACGGCATCCCGTAGACCGTGTCGTCCATCATCAGGAAGACCGGGTAGGTGGTGCCAATCCGGGCCGTCGTCGAGAACGTGCCCTTGACGTCGGCGTTGCCCATGTAGGCGAACGGACCGAGGTCCGCCGCGTTGTGCCGCGCGACGATCGTGTGGAGCTCGACGGCCGCCGGCCACGTGGGCGGGCCGCCGTTGACGCCGAGGGCCACCGTGCCGGTCGCCGTGATCGCCGTGTTCTGCAAGATCCCGAGCGGCTGGTTCGCCGCGCCCGATCCGTTCAGGGCCGCGAGGTCGACGCCCCGTGCCAGGATCGCGGTCAGGTCCATCCGGACGAATTCCTCGGCCGTGTCGAGCATGGTCAACTCGAAGAACCGGCGTGAGATGTCCGTGAACGCGCCGATCGTGTGGGGCGTGAACAGGACCTGGTCGAGGGTCTGATTGCTCCCGGTGGGCGCGCCCGACTCCGCGACCCAGTAGGCGGTCCCCGCGGCCGACTGCCGGGGGATCGCGAACTTCCCCTGCAAGTCGAGGAATTCGCGGGCGCCCGCGGCCCGGACCTTCATGGCGTTGCGCAGGAGCTCGATCCAGTCCTTGTCGAGGATGGTCGGGATCGAGCCGGCGCCCGCCGTGGTGTCGAGGGCGCGGCGCTCGGGATCGCGCGCGAGGGCGTCGAGCTCGGCCCCCCGCGCCGGGGTCCGGGTCCGGTACGGCATGAAGAATCCCTGCGGGAGCCGGTCGGTCCGCCGCGCCAGTTCCTCGGAGACCTCGCCCTCCAGGCCGTCGACCGGGAGCTTCATCAGGAGCTGGCGGGCGGCACGGATCATCGAATAACGATGCTTGCCGTCCCGCGTGTTGTCGGGGTCCTCGTGGGGCAGGGGGCGGAACCGGCGTTCGCCGGACTTCTCGGGCCCGATCCGCTCGGTCGCGTCGAGCCGTTCCATCTGGCCGATCCGCTTCGCCAGGTCCTCCATCTCGAGGTAGCGCCGCTCCAATTCCCGATCTTCATCCTCGTTCGGGGCGCGGGCCTCGGCCTCGCACCGTTCGATCGTCACGCGCTGCTCGTCGAGGAGTCCCGCGCGCTGCTGTCGGAGCTCATATGCTTTCTCATTGATCCTTGGCGGCATCGGTCGATCCCCCCTCTCCGGGCCGTTCATGCCCGTTCTTCCAGCCGGAGCCGGGCCCGCGCCAACGTGAGCGCGACCCGGGCCCGCTCCCGCCCTTGATCTCCCTCGATCCGGTCCCGGGCGGAGCGGAACGACCGGACCGCCACGCCGGTATCGTCATAGGCCGGGTACGTCACCGGCCCCACATCGAAGAGCTGCTTCACCCGCTTCAGGGTCCGGATCGCGACCGGGCCCGTGAAATCCCACTCGGCATCCTCGGTGGTGAAGGAGAATGAGCAGCCCGAGAGGTCGCCGCGGCGGACCATCTCCGCGACGTCGCGGCCGGCGGTCGTGTCCGGCAATTCCACGCTCATCATCAGCCCCATCGGATCCTCTTCGAGCATCATCGTGCCCGAACGGCTGCGCCCCAGGAGCTGATTCTCGTCGTGATTGACGAGCGCCCGGACGTCGTCCCGACCGAGGCAGTCGCGGAACGCCCCGGGCATGATCAATTCCCGCCATTCGCCGAGGTCGACGGAATACTTGTTGAATACCGCCGCATAGCCGATCAATGTGCCCGGGGACCGGCTCCCTTCGGCCGCCGCGCGGAAATTGATCTCGGTCGTGAGCGTGCGCCGCTCCAGGAGGGGCACGCGGTCAGGGCAAGGGGGTTCCATCGGTGCCGATCCGCTCGAATTCGCCGAGAATCAGCGGTTTCCTGCCCGGTTTGACGCCGTTTCGCGCGGATTCGGCCCCGTCCGGTGCCTTCTTGCCGACCTGATTCAGGGGAATATATTGACTTTGGATCAGGTATTGATCTCCACCTTTTTCCGCGCCGATCGGGTTCTCGCCCTCCCGGCGGAGGATGTCGTCGGCCGAATAGCAGCCGAGGTTGCGCATCGTCTGGTACTTGGCCATCCGCGCCGCCGTGTTCCCGCGCAAGAACATCTGCATATCGTGCAAAATGACCCATTTCTTGCGGTCGCGGCGGGTCAGGCACTTGCGGTTGAGCTCGTGCTCGCGGACCCGGAGCCAGAATGATAAAGTCATGGACAGATATTCGAGATTCGCCTCCTCCACGTTGGTATGATGCGCCTCGCTGTAGTCCCCGAGCTTGTGCGGGGGCATGGCGAAGAGCCGGGCCATCTCGAGCACGGTGAATGCCCGCCCCGCGAGGAACTGCGCATCCTCGGGGCTCACCATCGTCTGGACCCATTCCATGCCCTCTTCGAGGATCAAAAGTTGATGTGCGGACTGGGAGCCTTGATGGATCTCGTTGAAGCTGGCGCGGAGGTTGTCCTGCGCCGCGGGGCCGAGCTTCTTGGGATGCTTGAGCGCCCCGCCGGGGACGGCCGAGTTGCCGTAAAAGGCCGCGCCGAATTGATCCTGCGCGATCCCCAACCCGATCGATTGCCGCGCGATCGAGGCCGGGCTGAAACCCTCGATGCCGTTGAACCCGAGCCCCGCGAAGTGCAACACGTCCTCCGCGAGATAGGTCTGATGGGTTTCCCGGTCCTCGTAGAAGAGCACGCCCCCGGTCGTGAATTTGGGCACGACCTTCTGGGGATGGAGCAAGTGGAGCTCGGTGGGCGTGCCATCGGTCGAGTCTCGCCGAATCTCGGCGAGACCGTTGCCATAGCCCAGGGTATGCCCCATCGAGTCGAGCGTGAACTTGAGGCTCGACGTGTTGGGGTTCGCCTCCATGCTCAGCACGTCGTTGAGCTCGAAACCCTCGTCCAGTACGTGGCCCCCGTCGGCCCGCTTGCGATAGACCCCCAAAGGGGGTGTGGCCACGTCGCGCGACAGGACGTTGATTGCTGCGTAGTACGCAACCAAGCTCAAGGCCGTCTGCGGGGTGACGAATGTCCCGGAGAGGTTCGGGGCCGCGGCGACGAACCCGGTCCCGATCGCGCCCACGGGCCGTCCCCGCGCCCGCCGGGCGAGACCCCTGAGCCACGCGAAGGGGTGGAAAGCCTTCAAAGGACGAGTAGTCCCCGGGTCTCATAGACCGAACCGCCGCCCTCCGCCCCGTCGTCGCCCCGGGCCGCGATCGCGTCCACGAGCGCCACAATCCCGTCAATCCGGCCCCGCGAGCCCGGCTTGTCCAGGGAGAGCAGCCCGGTCGGGCCGATCCGCGCGGCGACGTTCGCGGCGCACCAGGTCAGCACGGGGTTGTCCCCATGCCGGAGCGTCCCCGCGATCACTCGCCGTTCGAGCTCCCGGGCCGGCTCGTTCAGATGGAGCGCCGTCTGCGGGATGAATCGGAACGGCAGGCCGTGGATGCCGATCAGCCGCTGCCCGATCTGATTGGCATAGGCCTTGTCGGCATAGATCATCCTGAGATCATATGTCTCCGATAGTGCCACGATTTCGGCCTCGATCAAGCTATAGTCGATCACGCCGCCCGGTGTGAGCTCGATGGCGCCGGCCGTATGCCACGACTGGTAGAGTTCCCGGCTCTTGTGATCATCCCGCCAGGACCCGTGCTCGGGGACCCAGAACCGTGCCAGGACTTCGAGCGGCTCGTCGCCCGCGCCGCCGAAACAGAGCACGAACGCGGTCAGGTCCCTCGTGAGCGAGAGGTCGAGGCCGCCGAAGCAGGGCCGCCCCGCGAGCGCGGCCGGGTCGATCGGGCCGCCGCACTCGGCCCATCGGTCCATCGACAGCCACCGGGTCGCCTGCTCGGTCCATTGATTCAGGAAGAGACGCCGGAATGTGTTCTCGAACGCGGGGCTCTGCTTGGCCCGGGCGAGGTCCTCGCGGACCTCCTCGATCGAACAGAAGTCCCCGAGGGCGGGCATGACCCGACGCCAGATCCGTTCGTCGTCCCAGTCCTCGCCGTCGGCGAGCTCGTAGATGATCGGCAGGAAGGTCGCGTCAGCGACCAGACCGTCGCGGACACTACGCGCGTATTCCCACAGCTCCCAGCAGATCGAAAGCCGATCCCATCCCGCCGTCGTGATATAAATCACGAGCGGCTCTTTCCGGGTCCCGAACCCGGTCGTCAGGACGTCGTGGAGGTCTCGATCCGGCAGCACATGGACCTCGTCGAAGACCACGGCGGACGGCGACAGCCCGTGCTTGAGCCGCGATTCCCGACTCAAAGCCTCATAGGTATTGTTCAGG